GCCAACCTCAAGCCGCCAGTCAAGGCAGGCGATCCAGACGAGGCGGATCAAGCGAGACGCAAGTCTTTCTGTGCCCGCAGCGCAGGTCAGGCCAAGATGTTTCCGGAGGCAGCAAAAGACCCTGACAGTCGTCTAAATAAAGCGAGGCGAGCATGGGATTGCTGACTTGCACGAAATGCAGAGTCCCAAAAACCGGCGACCTCACCAACTTCCCTCCCAATTCGCGAAAAAAGAACGGGCTGGACTCGTGGTGTCGCGAGTGCCGGTCTGCGTACCGCAAAGCCACTAGGGTTCCGGAGGGCGTCCTAGATATTGCGCGTGCAATGGAAGCAAGGGCAGTGCGGCAGTGCGTCATCTGCGGCGAAACGCAGAAGATGCAACTAGCCATCGACCACGATCATGCAACAGGGCGTGTTCGCGGCGCGTTGTGCAGTCGATGCAACTTGGGTCTGGGGCACTTTCGGGACAGCCCGCAACTTCTGCGATATGCCGCCCTGTACCTGGAGGGACGCTGCGCGTGCGGTAACTGCAAGCCCTACTGGGGAGGAGCGTCCGCATCATGAGCGACAAGACCTGCACCGACTGCGGCCAGTCCTTTCCACTTTCCAGAAACCACTTCCGCGTCAAGAAGGACGGGTCGTGGGACGCCCGCTGCGTCATGTGCCGTGCGAAGGTGAATCGCGGCAAGAAGTTGAAGCAGAAGAAGCGGGACATGGCCGCAATCGAGGAGGGTGCCCTCGACGCTTTCGCGAAGGCGGCTGGCAGGGGAGGGGAGAACATCCCGCACTCCAGCGAACTCCTGGAGCGGCTGATGGAGTATTTCGGCGGGTCCAACGGGTTCGCCGCCATGATGGTCAAGCAGTATTTCGACGCCCCTCCCGGCGGCTCGCACCGCACCAAGTTGCTGGAGGGCATCGTCCGCCTTGTCACGAAGAACACCGAACTGGGCGGGGCGAAGAAGCCGCTGACCCAGTGGTCTGACGAGGAGTTGGAGTCCGAGTTGGATCAGCGTCTCAGCCGCATTGCCATGAGTATTGGTGGAGGTTTCCTCAATGTCGAAGTCACGCCGCAAACCCCCTCAGATTTCGCCGCTGCCGTCCGTCAAGCGATTGGGGTCGTTCCAGCAGAGCGAACTCAAGGAGATGCAGGCGGAGTTGGCGAGCCGCCGGATCGAGGCATTGCGGCTCTACCAGCCGACGCCCAAGCAGGAGGAAGTCCACCAGTCCCGGTCGAGTGAGATGCTCGTGCTGGGCGGCAACCGCTCCGGCAAGTCGCTCTGCACGTTCGTGGAGGACGCCCGTGCCGTCTGCGGGAAAGACCCGCACGGGAAGTACCCCGAGAAGGACGGCATCCTCGCCATCGTTGGTAAGGACTGGAAGCACATCGGCCTTGTGGTCTACCCCATGCTGTTCATGGCTGGGGCGTTCAAGATCATCAAGGACGAGAAGACCGGCGAGTGGCGGGCCTACAACCCGGCGACCGACTCTGCCCGTGAGCGTGAGGCCAAGCCTGCCCCGCCGCTGATTCCGCCTCGCATGGTGGCGAAGAAGTCGTGGATTCTGAAGTCCGCTCGCTACATCCAGTCCTGCACGCTGACCAACGGCTGGCAAATCTACTTCTTCTCGTCGGAAGGAGAGCCGCCGCAGGGCTGGCAGGCGAACCGCGTCCACATCGACGAAGACGTGAACAACGGCGATGCGTGGGTTCCGGAGATGCAGGCCCGCCTCTCGGACCGTCGCGGTGTATTTGCGTGGTCGGCTATGCCGCACAGCCGGAACGACTCGCTCCAGTCGCTCGCCGAGCGGGCCGACAAGTTGGCGGAGGAGGGCGTCGAGAACCCGACCATCGTCAAGTTCCAACTCCGATTCCTGGACAACCCGCACATCCCGGACGACGAGAAGCGGAAGCGCATCGAAGGCTGGGCGGCATTGGGAGACGACGTGCTGCGGATGCGCAGCGAGGGCGAGTTCATCAGCGACTCGATCCTCTGCTACCCGACGTTCGCCATGCACGTTCACGGCTACGACCGGACGGAACTGGAGAACCTGACCGTGCCGAACGATTGGTGCCGGTACGCCGCCATCGACCCTGGTCACGCCGTCACGTCGGTGCTATTCGCCGCCGTGCCGCCTGACGAGTCGATGCTGCTGATCTACGACCAACTCTACATTCGCAACTGCAACGCCATCGTGTTTGGCGAGAAGATGCAGGAGAAGTGCAAGGGCCAGAACTTCTACGCCTTCATCATCGACATGCACGGCGGCCGGCTTCGCGAGATCGGCTCCGGACGCCTGCCGGTGGAACTGTACACCGAGCAACTCAAGTCGCAGGGTGTGTCCAGCGAGACGACGGGGCACAGTTTCCTGGCGGGGTGCGACGACGTGCAGGCCCGCATGTCGGCTGTCCGGAACTACCTGCACATCCGCCCTGACGGCAGGCCCATGCTGCGGGTGCTGCGGAATGCCGTCCCCGACCTGGAGCGGGAACTCAAGCGGTACAAGCACAAGACCCAGTTGGTGGGGGGCACCTACGTCGTGACCGACCAGCCCAACACGCGGGGCGAAGTCCACGCCTGCCAGTGTTTGGAGTACCTCTGTGCCTATCGACCTCGCTGGCACAAGCCTAAAGTCGATGTCGGTCCAGATCCCTGGTACGTCGAGTGGGCGAGGAAGCGCAAGAAGCGTCTCGCCGCCGACTCCGACGAGTACATCTTTTTAGGCCCACAGTCAGGAGCAAAGTATGGAAGCCGAGTCCTTTAGCCCGCCGGCGGTTCGCGTGGGCGACAGCGTCTACTGGTATCACGACCCGCTCAACTGCAACGAGCCGACGCTCGGGTGGATCGTGGAGCGGCCGGGCGTCATGACGGTCAGCGTCCTCACCTTTTCTCCGAACACGGGCTTCTTGGAGCGGCCGTCGGTGCGTCACAAGGACGATCCCGGCTTGCAGGAGCACTCCGAGTGGCGGCAGTGGGGCTGCTGGGACTTCACGCCGCAGTCGTCGCAGATGCGAAAGATGGATGGCCTTGTGGCTCAGATCGCCAGCCTGACGGAACAGGTGGCCCTTGCAAGGAAGCAAAACGGTGGAACCAAGAACGGGTGAGGACGCCCTTCGCTCTCTGGCGACCGGGTGGCTCAAGAAGATCGAACTGTCTCTCAAGCACAAGCGTCCGTTCACAGAGGACGGCCGGGAGGCCATGTCGTTCTTCGACGGGCCGCACAACTGGTTCTGGAAGGACACCTACGCCCGCCACGAGTACGGCTACAACCGGACCATCGCCCCGCCTGCGTTTCGCATGCAGGTCAATCGCGTGTTTGAGGCCGTGAAGTTGTTTGGCAGCGTCATCTACCACCGCAACCCGGTGCGGACGGTGACGCCTGCCAAGTACCCGTTCGTGTCTCCGGAACTCGTGGGCGTCGCGGACGAGCAGTCCATGATGGCCTACCAGCAGGCGGCGCAGGAGACGATGCAGCGCTCGGAAGTCCGCAAGGTCGCCGCATTGCTGATGGAGCGGTATCTGAACTACACGCCCAACGAACTCGACCTCAAGACGCACAGCCGTCGCGTCGTGGATGAGGCGATCATCAAGGGCATGGGCGTGTGGTGGACCGAGATGGTTACGATTCCCGGCTCAGACATCGGCATCATCGGGTCGTTTGCCGACAGCGTGGACAACTTCACTCTCGATCCGGACGCCACCGAGATCGAGGACATCACATGGTGCGCCCGGAGATGCACGCACCCAATCGACGTGGTGGCGCGCCAGTACGGGCTGGATCGCGACCAACTCAAGGGCCACCTGGACGGCGCCAAGCCGATTGACGGCGAAGGTGACAACCAAATCTTCACGGAGGACGACCAGACCTACAAGGGACGCAAGGCTGGCAAGTCCAACGAACTGGTCACCTACTGGAAGATTTGGAGCAAGACGGGACTGGGCGACCGGCTCAAGGACATGCCGAAGGAACTGATCGGCACCTTCGACGCCGTTGGCGACAACTGCTACATCGTCGTCTGCGAGGGCATCCCGTACCCGCTCAACATGCCGCCTTCGGCGTTGGAGGAGCAGGTCGATGAGGCGACTGGCATGCCTCCGGGACTGTTCCGTGCCGTGCAGTGGCCGATCCCGTTCTGGGCGGAGGCCAATGGCTGGCCGTTCGTGGCCCTCGACTTCCACCGCAAACCGGGCTACGTGTGGCCGATCAGCCACATCAAGCCGGGCATCGGCGAACTGCGGTTCTTGAACTTCGCGATGTCGTTCATCGCCCAGCGTGTCGCCACTAGTTGCGAGACGCTGCTTGGCGTGAGCAAGGCTGCGGACCAGGACATCAAGGATCAAATCCTGTCGCAGTCCGAAAAGGGCTTCAAGGTCGTGGAGA